AAAATTAGATCGTATATTTAACATTGCATCTAATGTAGATCAGTTTGCTATTGATGTTTCAATTGAAGCTGGATTAGGTACAATACATGCAACAATTAAAAATAGTTCTAAAACAGTAAATTCGTTAAGTGCCTTTGATGATACTGAGTTTTTAGCGCTTGGTAATGAGAGTGTAAATAACCCAACTGGCTTCTATACTATTAATGAAAATATGTCAAATGAGAATAGTTCCGATAGTATTAGAGATGACTATAGAACGGTTTTCAATATATTTGAACAATTCGCAAGAGAAACTCGTAAAGATCATATCTTTATTGCTGATCCTTTGAGACATATATTTGTACAAGGAGAGAATTCAAAAGCTCTTGACGATAAAGGTAAGAACTTCAGTACTCATGTATATTGGCCATTACGTCATCAGTTTGGATTTGCTAATAGTAACTATGCTGCAGTTTATGGTAACTGGGTAAAGGTTTATGATGCAAATGCAGATAAGCAAGTATGGGTTCCATTTTCTGGTAATGCAGCAGGAATTTATGCTCGCAATGACGCTAACTTTGCGCCTTGGTATGCCCCAGCTGGTTATACTAGAGGTATTGTAAGAGGTATCAACGACATCGCAATTAGTCCTACTCAACGTCAAAGAGACCAATTATACAGAATTGCAATTAATCCAATAACTAAGTTTCTTAATGAAGGTACTATAGTTTTTGGCCAAAAGACATTACAAAGAAAGCCGACCGCTTTTGATAGAATTAATGTTCGTAGGTTGTTCTTAGATCTTGAAAAGCGTACAAAAGAGACAATCAAATACTTCATATTTGAGCCTAACACATTCTTAACTAGAACTAAGGTTGTTAATACTTTAACACCTATATTTGAGAATGCTAAGCAAACTGAAGGTGTTTATGATTATTTGATCGTATGCGATGAAAGAAACAACACATCAGCTCGTATAGAAAATAACGAATTGATTGTTGATATCTACATTAAACCTGTGAGAGCTGCAGAATTCATCCTTGTTAACTTCTATGCTGTTAATAATGATGTTAATTTTGAAGAGCTTATTGGACAATAATTATAACGTAATCAATCACAAAGCCCGCTTCGGCGGGCTTTTTTTATTATAGGGGTATCAGATTTCATAAATAATTAAAGAAAGTTATACTATGTCAAGAAGAACAATTCAATCTCCAGGTGTAGAAATCAGAGAAATTGATCTTACACAACGACCCGCTGAACCAGTAGGTACTAGTGTATTTATACCCGGGTTTTCTAACCAGGGTCCTACAGATGAAATTCTCAACGTCGGTACATTCGCTGATTTCGAAGATATTTACGGTAAACCAACTAACGCTGCAGAAAGATACTTTTATCACAGTGTTAGACAAACATTTAACAGCGATGCTAATGTATATGTATCTAGGCTACCATACGGCGCAAGTGATGGTACGACTACTACAAAATACACTGCGCTGGTATATCCTGTTGTTTCTCCAGCTGTAAGGAGCTTTAATTTCAACCATGATGCTGGCCACTTTTATTTAGATTTTGGAGCTCCTAACGGACAAATAGACACTGGATTTGAAGATTGTGATATCGACGCAGTCGAAGAAGAAAGGAGCCGATTGTATTATGAAATAACTACCAAAAAAGAATCAACGGGTTTGATATCATATACTACTGGTAGTGTTACTGGTTTATCAGCTGCTTATGGTGGCAATAGTGGCACTGATTCTATATCAGGATTATCTGGTACAAATTTAGCAACAGCGTTTTCTGCGATTTCAGCTGATACAATAATAAAAGCTGTTGCTTGGAGTTCCAATACAACTCATCTCTCTGGCCAGATCGGAAGTGATGACCAGGTAAACGTTTTAGGTAACAATAGCTTATCGGGTAATGATTATTATATTTTCGGTAACCCTACTTTGGTAGAATTAACACCATCTCAATATAGAAAGTTAGAAAGCGGTGAGTTTAATTGGGATTCTGGTACTGCTGCTCAAAGCGCTGCTAGTTACACTGGAGGATCAATAGTAGAAAATGCAAGTGCGGGTATGATTATACTCAATACAGCTAGAACATCTATCAACAATAGCTTCGAAGGTTACTATGCTGGTTTGATAGACGGTGTTAATCTTAATCCTGCAACGGACTTTGATGGAGCTGTTAAACAGTATGCTCCTACTTCTACTGGAGCTAAGGGCCCTGGAGCTTTTGCTACTATCCCTACTTCAAGATTAGATTATACTTTAAGTGCTGCCTCAACATCTAACGCGAGGTCTATAAGTAGAACGCTTGAAGAAATACCTAAGTTTAACATTCAAGGAGCTGAGTTTATTGATACATTAGCTTTTGGTTTGTTTAAAGTACGTATAACACCTTTTTCAAATGATAGTATGAACTTAAGTTACTTCTTAGCTGAAGGTTATACAGGTTCGTTAAACTCTTATAGAAAAGTACAAAACGAAAATGGAGGGGAACGTAAATCTTTCTTCTTGGAAGAACAAGATGATAATTCTGCGAATGTAAAAATATTAATCAATCCTCATATTAGTCGTTATAGTGGAGACTGGACAGGCGAAGGTGGAGCTCCTACGAAGTTTGTAAGAACTAATAAAACATCTAATAATGATTCTGCAGCAATTGCTAGCGGGTTTTATACTAAATACAGCTCCGCGACTAATTTGACTAATGATCAAGGTTTGTTTGGTTTCGGTGCTTACACAGACACTAAAAACACTTCGAAAGACTTAGGCAATATTCCTCAAAAATTAGATCGTATATTTAACATTGCGTCTAACGTAGATGAGTTCAATATTGATGTTTCAATTGAAGCTGGATTAGGTACTGTTTGGGCTACAATAGATCAACCTAATGCTACCTCATATGATGATACCTCTTATATGAACTTAGGGAATCCAACCTTATATACAGGTTTTTATACTTTAAATGAAAACTTTACAGATGAAAACAACGCTGGCGCTAGAAGAGATAGCTACAGAACAATCTTTAATAGGTTTGAACAGTTCGCTAGAGAGACTCGCAAAGATCATATCTTTATTGCTGATCCTCTTAAACATATTTTTGTACAAGGCGAAAATTCTAAGATTCTAGATAAAAAGTCTAATAACTTTAGTGCTCATGTATATTGGCCGTTACGTCATCAATTCGGTTTTGCTAATAGCAATTACGCAACTGTTTATGGTAACTGGATTAAAGTATATGATGCAACATCTGATAAACAAGTATGGGTTCCATTCTCAGGTAACGCGGCTGGAATTTATGCACGTAATGATGCTAGCTTTGCTCCATGGTATGCTCCAGCTGGTTACTCTCGTGGAGTAGTTACAGGAGTTAACGATATTGCGATTAGTCCAACCCAGAGTCAAAGAGATCAATTATATAAGATAGCTATTAATCCTATAACACAATTCCCAAGCGATGGTATAATTGTATTTGGTCAAAAGACATTACAAAGAAAGCCGACCGCTTTTGATAGAATTAATGTTCGTAGGTTGTTCTTAGACTTAGAGAAACGTACTAAAGAAACAATCAAATATTTTATATTTGAACCCAATACTTTCTTGACAAGAACTAAAGTAGTTGATACTCTTACACCTATATTTGAGAATGCTAAGCAAACTCAAGGGGTTTACGATTACTTAATCGTATGTGATGAGAGAAACAATACTTCTGCTCGAATTGAAAATAATGAACTTATCGTAGATATTTACATTAAGCCAGTTAGAGCAGCAGAATTCATCCTTGTTAATTTCTACGCCGTTAACAATGATGTTAATTTTGAAGAGTTAATAGGTCAATAGTATAGTATACATAGTATCACGAGCCCGTCGAAAGACGGGCTTTTTTTATAAATATTTTAAATGAATACGTATAGTCTTAATGATGAGGGATTAATACAAAGCTTTTATAATAAGCTTCAGCAATTTGATACTGCAATATCAGATTCTAATCTCTTTTATGTTTCGTATTCAATTCCTAACGCATTGTCGGATAGTGTTTATAGTAATATTGGTGAAACTGGTAACGATGGGGCTATAGGTATTTCGAAAACAAAAGATACATTTGATCGAGCAACTATAAAAGCTTTGACAGTTGGTGTTGATATTCCAGATGATAAACTCGATATGGAAGTTTTATCTCATCAATCATCAGCTAATGGTTACTTACCTATTACAGTAAACAAGGGTAGAAGTATAGACACAACTGGTTTAAAAACAAACTTTTACGATACTAATTTAAGTTTAAATGATTTTGTATTCAAACCATGGATACGTTTAATAGCTCGTAATGGATGTTTTGATAAAGATTTGTTCACAGATGTAAAAGTAATTTTTCTTGGTAAGTACTTTCAACCAACAGATGGTCCTACAGGATTAGCTCTCAAAAATAAAAGTGTTGTCCGTAAACAGTATACTTTTAGAGATTGTGTTCCTGTTGATACAGAAAATAAAGACTCTTACAAATATTCTGTTGATCCTATTTTGTTAGAACAAAGAGTACAATGGAAGTTTAATCGCTATGATGTAAAGTTAACTACTCTCGATGGAGCAGATAATATGCCTTCTAATTTAGCTCCTGGCTTCGGTGGGGCAAGTATATTTGATAATAACTTACTTGCATAGTAAATATGCTTGAATGTCTCCAGTATATACGTTCAACGAAGTCGAAGAGCTTACTAGATTATTAGAAAGTAATAATTTTCCAGCTGTAATAAATAATATTTCTAAATATAATTCTGTTATAGATTTATTAACTAGAATTAAAGACACGTTATTTTTTGAAAAAGAAAGTAGTAAGTTTTATCACTTAAAAAATAACAAGAAAACTAATTTAGTTTTATCTAGTAAAGAGTTTCTAACTAATATACCTCCTGATATTACTACTACTATCAATATTAAAGGATTAGATTTTGAGTTAGGTTTTCCACGTATTTGTTATACATATTTCAATAAAAATTTATATACTTGTATAAAAAGTGTTGATGGTATATCGTTAGATAGTAATGATATTGAAATGTTTACTAAAAAACTACCTATAGATTATTATAAAGAATTAACCGATTATATCTATGATATAATTATACCTAAACTAGAAGATATACGTATATATGATACTAAAAATGAAGAATTTAAAACTAACTTTACTTTTAGTATACAAACTTTATATGAATTATTATTTCAAATATGTAGATATCAACCAGCATATTTGAAAAGTCTAAGAATAGTTTTATATAAAGATGGTAATTTTACATATAATGACTTTGATAAATTTACAGTTGAAGAAGTTGTAGGTTATAATAAATTAATTAAAGAAATATATGGCGGATCAGAATAACATCCACAGCATTATTGATTTAATC